ATTGTCTCCCGCCGTTGAGATGCCTATGAGCAGCTTGTTCGTGTATGCCTTCATAGCTTCCTTGAACAGGTTGTACTGCTTGGGGGATCTGAATGCGTGTATCTCGTCAGAGATTGCAAGGTTGCAGTTGAGCGAGTCCTGCTTATCAGGATTCGCTGCAAGTGCCTGTATCTTCATAGAGCCGTCGGCAAAGGTATTTTCAATGCTGTGCTCGAAAGAATTGTCTTGTATCTTGAATGTGCCGCCGTGCTTCTCGTCAAGCTTCATGTGTGTGATGTTGTACTTCAAGAAGTCGAAGCTTTCCATTGACTGCTTGAGGGCTGCGGATGTGAGATAACACATCGAGCCACTCTTGCGGTACCAGAGTGAGAGCGCCCAGGCCAGAGCACCGGCGAAGGATGTCTTGATGTTCTTTCGGGGGATGAATATCAGAGCCTCGTGGAATCGCACGTTCTTAGTGCCGGCATGAACGAAGCCGACAAGGTTGTAGACGATAAATATGTGATACTCAGTCAGCAGGAACGGTTCGCCTCTGAGTGGCTTACCTTCGATCGTCTCACCTTGCTGATGTGTGATCGTCTTCTCGATAATGCCTATCACGAATTCGGGCCCCTTGTGATCTATCTCATACGCTGGATTGTCAAGGTCACGATAGAAGCGTTCAATAGCTTGCCTGAGCTCCTTGCAAGCTTTCTTCTTTCTGGAGCTGATACTCTCTGCATATGAAAGTGCTCTCGGCCAGTACTGCCAGCCGGGTGTCTTCTTATCCGCCAAGCTCACTCAGAGCCTTGTCAAGCGGGGAGAGCTCTATCCTTGCCTTGATCGCTTGCTCGTTGATTTTCTTCAAGCTCGCAGCTGTGAGTCCGAGCTCCTTCCAGTAGGTCAGAGCATCGCGGTTCAGATCGTTGATAACTCTGACGAGAGGATTCTGCACAAGGTTAGTCGCACCGGCCTTGTTGGTATACTCGATCATGATACGAGCTCCGCTCTCGATGAACTCCTTTTGAGCTGCGTCACGCTTTTCGAGGATCTCCGCAAGTGTAGCTATCACAGGATCGAAGTATTCTCTGTAAGTGCCTGCTGCTTCGCAGGCTTTTCTTATTCTGCATTTCCATTTCACTCACGGATTTTCCCCTTTCTTAAAAATTCTTGCCGTGTATATAAATGTCCCTTGCCACCGTTTTCGTCTCAGACGATACCCATTTTAAATAGGAGGGGGGCAAGGGAATTTTACAAAATATTTACAAATTCGAGGTTCAAAAATATCTGTGATTTCCCCTTGATTTGTTTGACTTTTTGGCTTTTTCCGGGTGGAAAAAGTTGTGGCAAGCCTCGCAAAGGCTTATCAAATTATCATTATCAAGCGCAAGTTCAGGATATTCGTCATAGTGTTTGATGTGATGTACGGTAGTTGCTTCTCTCTGCCTTCCGTATCTCTTGCATCTCTGGCACATATATCCGTCCCGGCTCAGTATTGCAGCGCGTTTGTTTTTCCACTGTGTGCTTGTGTAAAAGTCTTTCATAGCTTTGTGTGCATATCAGCCCGAGTTGCAGCTCGGGCTCTCTGACTCTGAAAAAAATCTTTGAAAAGGTGGTGCTTTCGCACTGGTGCAAGCTGAGAGTGCCGACCTCTCCGCGCAGGTGTCCGCCCTGCGTTGGTACCGCCGCCTGCATAGCCGCCGAAGCGGCTGATAAGGTTATGGGACTCGGCTTACTGCCGTGGTTGCAGAGGCTGGAATTGCACCAGCGATTTCAAGGTTATGAGCCTTGCGAGATAGCTGCTTCTCCACTCTGCCAGATGCGGGCGCCGCTGCGTCCGCAAAGGGGATGATAAATTCCGATAAGGAGCGAAAGTAGGCGGAGGCTGCCGAGCGTCTCCGCATACCGTAAAGGAAACGCCCGGTAAGGTAGCCCTGATGAAGAATCCGCCTGCCTTCTTAGTTTTACTGTAACACTATTTGCGAAGTGTTGCAAGGTTTTTGCAGGTGTTTCAAGGTGCTTTTATAAAAAATATTTCGGAAAGCACGCCGCGAACTTCTTCAGAGCTGCGGCTCGTAGGTTTTCTCGCGTATTCTTGACGGACTTCATGCCGATAGCTTCGGCGACCTGTTCCCACGTCTTGCCGCGAATATAGTACTCTGTGAGCAGAGTGCTGAGCCTGTGATCTCCGATCTGTTGTATCTCGTCGCGGATTCGGAGCTTCAACTCCTTGTACTTTACAAGATCGCGCTTGATACGTTCACGCAACTCTTCCGCATACTCTGTATCATCTACAGCCTCAGCGTCATGTAGTTCGCCGTCGAGGCTCTTGATTCGCAGATCTATGTCCTTGACCTGCATCAGATAGTCTTCAGGTGTCATGTAGTTTTTCTCCTTTCTCTTTCGGATGTAGTCGTAGAAGTCACAGTTTCCTTCGTCACCGTTGCAGCTGCAGGGATCTTTTTCACGGGTGCCGAAGCAGATGCCTTTGCCGTGTTCAACCTGCCAGCATTTACAGAGCTGCATTGTCCTCTCCTCCTATCGTGATGATCTCACAGGGGTGATTGCTATACTTGCAGCGTGCGCACTTGCCACGGGCACGATTGATCTTGACGGCACGGTTCCGAGCCTCGAAGAACTCTTTCTCGGTCTTATGAAAGGAGCAGAGCTGTCGAGAGCGGGTGCCTGTGCACTGTCCGTTGAGTATGCTGCACTTGTTCAGCTTCCCGGGTACCAGGAAGTAGCAGGTCTCTTTTTCATCGTTCACGCTTTCTCACCCGCCTGTCGCTTGGTGAGATCGTAGACGCGGTAGAGGGTTTGCTGTAGCACATTGTCTCTGCCAATATCGACGGGTGCTATAATCGCGCTTAACAGTAAGCCTTCGTTGACACATATCAGGTCACCGCCGAAAGCTCCTTTTCTGAGAGCGAACGTGAGCAGAATATCATCTGCAAAGGGCTTGAGGTATTTTTCCTGTATGTAGTAGATTTTCCCGCCACCCATAAGCGGCAGATATTCTACACCGTTCCATCTGATGCTGAGACGTGCAGGCTCAAGCTGCACCTGCCCTTCCTCAAAGTCCTCTTCGCTGACGTGTACAGTGTTATGCTCCTCGAAAGTGTACTTGTCCCAGGCGTCATCTGTCAAGTCGAGCAGGGTACGCATAGTGCTCTCTGTGAGCTGTGGAAGATTGTAGATCGGATAGAGCGCCGTTCCGTCGCCGACCCACTGAGCTGTCATGCCCTGAGAGACGGTGATCCTCTTGCGCTGCTTCATGAGAGAAAATAGTTTACTTAGCTTCATTTGCTTTCTCCTTTCGCTATTGTCGGAGGGAGCTTCAGATAATCCTCGATGAGGTTCTTTGCTTCCTCCCAGTCGTATGCTACGGCTGTCAGGTGCCCCGCAGCTCGCAGGGCCCGCAGCCAGTTCTTTTGGTTCTCGGTCGGGCGGTTCGGCTTGACTTTCATCTCGATATACAAACCGATATATCCACCGTGTGCTGTCGGAAGGCAGACGTCGGGAACGCCGGGCTTGAGTCCCTGTGCTTTCAGTCGTCCGCCTGTTGCCTTGCTTCGCTTGCCCTCATTCGGAATATGATACATCAGCGAGAGCTCCGGGTATTGTCCTTCGGCGAAGGCTGCCCAGCGGAACAAGAAGGTCTGCTCGTTTTCTTCTGAATTCTTGATCCCCATCGTTTCAGCCATGCGGCCTCCTTTCGGTAGTATCTCATGCGGAGAAATACTCCGCCGTTCACATCGTTAAAAATAGCATCTGCTTTCGAGAGATGATATCCCTCGTACAGCTTCTCATACTCCGTTCGGTTCTCGGTATCCTTGGCGAGCTCGACTATCATCCTCTTGCTGAACCGGTTGTCTCGCTTCTTGGCTTCGGGCACGATCATGTTTCTGCTGCGCTTGTACTTCCTACCGATGAACTCCTTCAGCTGCTTCATCATGTACTTGACGAGGTTCGCGATTCCGTTCTCGTCAAAGATCAGCAGGTCCGAGCCGACAATTCCTTTGCCCCATAAGGCAACGAGGTCAAATAGCTCGACGTCTCCGCTCATAATTAGGTGATGATGATATCTGCCTGAGCGTGTTCCCTTTTCAGTGACTGCTATGTACTTCAGCTCTGAGAGCCCGCGCTGCTTCCTGTACCTCTTCACTCTGCGCAGGAAGTTTGTCAGTTCCTTGTCTGCCTCTTCATCAGACTGAGGAAGGTGCTGTGAGGAGTATGTCAGTTCGACCTTGTAGTCTCTTGGCGTGAAGTTTGCATTCGCGATCCTTATCAGCTTTTCCTCTGCATAGATCTCGTTGAGCTTCTGCTGAACTTCTGAAGTAGGCTTTGCCTTCTTCCTCCTGACAGGTGTCTTTGTGTACATAGGGTATATCATGACATCCATATAGTCCCCGCACTCATATCGTGTCTCTCTGTACCAGCTTCTCATTTATCATCTCTCCTCGGAATTTTTCTTCGTGGTCGTAAAAATAAGATAGATTACAAGCTCATATTCCCGAGCTTCACGGGACTGCTTTTTATACTATATAATAGTATAGGTATGCGGCTGCTCAGCTGGCAGCCGCTTCCTTCTTATGCTTGTTTGCTCTTTCAAGAGCTGCCTGTTTCATGTTCCAGTAGCCGCGAGCTGAGTCTTCTGTCATGTAAGGCGTTGCTATTTCGGCACCGCATTTTTCACATCTGATCGTGATTTTTAGCTCCAGATCCCTCAGATAGCGGACTTTCTTTCCGTTACAGTAGTAGCAGTTCTTCATAAGGTATCACCTTCTTTCGTCTTCGACGCCGAGATCGCGCCGCCGTTCGTGTATCTCTTCTTCGGCCGCTTTGCGCCCGTTGATGTGACCTATTGTATAGATCACAAGTCCGAAGATTGCAAATATCAAAACTTCCATTGTCAGACCTCCTTATATATCCGGCTTGATGCCGAGGATGCAGAATCCAGCCTTGCAGTATGTAGGATCCCGCAGGATGTATGATACTTTCACTTTCGTTTCTCTGCCTGTCAGGCCGTGCCCGCCTGTTTCTTTCAGGACGAGACTGTCGCCGACCTTGTAGGCCCTGTCGTCCTTGCGGACCTCGAATGTTTTTTCGCCACTGACTACTGCCGCGAAGTAGTCGGGCAGGATTTTCAATTCATGCGTCATTAGTACTCCCCTTTCAGAACCATATCACCTGCAAGTATCGCCATAGCACAACATACAGGGGATCCGCATTCATAGCGCGTCTTGCCTCTGTCGCAGTCCCAACAGAAGTATGTGATATAAACATATATAGATCTGGCTCCCAGAGGTACATCGAATGTTTTCATCCAGCGTCACCTCCCATTCTTGCACATATCGTAATATGCCTGATAGTCGCTTTCGAGTATAAGAACTGTATCATACTTCTTATACTTTTTGCATAAATTCGGACTCATTTTCACAGGTTCGGGGCAGCATATGCTTGAACCATAGTGCTTTATAAATTCTTCTATGCTGTACAACTCCGCTGATTTGATATCTTCTGTGTAGCCGCCAAAACAACGTTTTTCATTGTC